GATACCTCGAACATCACGCCGACTACCACGCTTGTTGGTACGTTCTTTCAGAACGACCAAGTGCAGATCGCGTCGAACCGCAGCGAGTGGGACTTGCTTTCGTTCCTGGCGCGTGAGGAAGGCTTTGTCGTTTTCGTGCAAGGCAACTCGCTCTTTTTTGAACCGGACCCGCGGCCGACCGGCGCGAGCAATCCGTATGTGATCCAGTGGACGCCGCCGAGTTCGACGAACGGCTCACCGATCGCCAACACCGTCAAACTGAAATTCTCGCGCACGCTCACGGTGTCGAAGGGAATATCGGTCACGGCGCGCAGCCCGAACCGAAACACGGGAAAAGCTGTCGTGCAGTCATATCCTACGACGCCGCAGGGAATTGCCGCGGGCAAAGCATCCCCGTTCGGGGCGGTGCAGCAGTATTTCTTCACGATTGGGGCTAACCTGACCCCGGCCCAGGTCGCGGCCTTCGCGCAGAAGACTTACGACACGATCATTTCACACGAAATGAACATGTCGGCGAACCTGCCGGCGGACAACTTGCTTACCGTCTCCACGCCGGTCCAGGTTGAGGGCACCGGCACGTCGTGGGATCAACTGTACTTCCCGCGCAAGGTCACCCGCGACATAGACAACGAGGGCGGCTATCGAATGACGGTGGACGCACAGAACACCAGCCCGACCGAGAGCCCCGACTCATGATGCAGAAGATCATGAACGCCGTGCGCCAACAGGTGCAGCGGATTCTCGCGTCGTACAAGACGAGCGATATGGGATCGGTCGCCAACTTCGACCCAAATACCATGCGGGTGCGGGTGACGCTGCAGCCCGACGATGCGCTGACCGGGTGGATTCCGCTGTCTTCGGCATGGATCGGTAACGGCTGGGGCCTATTCGCACCGCCTAATATCGGCGACACGGTCGATGTGCTCTACACCAACGGCGATATCAATTCAGGGGTCGTCGCCACACGGACGTTCAACCAGAACAATCAGCCGCTGCCCGTGCCGAGTGGAGAGTTTTGGCTCGTACACAAGCTATTGCAGTCTCTCAAGATGACGAATGACGGCAAGATTGCGATCACCGACGGGCACGGCGCGACAATCGCGATGAACGGCGATGGGACTATCACGATTCAAGGCGCTACCACCTTCACCGATGATGCGACCTTTGAGAAAGACGTGCAGGTGAACCAAACGCTCACCGCTACCGTGGACGTGCAGGCGGGGCCGGCCGGCATCAGTCTCGTAGAGCACGCGCACACCAGCGCATCGCCGGGCAGCCCGACGAGCCCGCCGCTTCCGTAAGGAAAACTCATGGCAGCTTTGAATGATGTTTCGCACGTATGGGGGGGCGATGTTGCTTTGTCCTCAACCGGCGACCTCTTGCTGGTGAGCGGGCTGCAGCGCAGCCAGCAACGCATTTTGCGGCGATTCAATACAAACCCCGGCTCGTATGTAGGGCAGCCGAACTACGGCGCCGGGCTTCCGCAGTTCATCGGGAAACCAGCGAACCCGCGGAAGGTGTCCGCGGTGGCATCCTCGCAAATGCTGCTTGAGGACAGCGTAGCTCAGACCCCGCCGCCGGCGGTCTCCGTCACGCAATCGCCGAACTTTAGTGGGCTCACGGTGAACGCGAGTTACACCGACATACCGAGCGACGCGCCGACCACACTCGCATTCACCCTAGGGAATAGCTAACTTGGCAGTAAGCACGAATACGTTCCAGGGCTTCGTGTCCAATGCGGTCGCCGCTATCCAGGGCGCTGCGGCGGCGCTGATAGACCTTACCGTGGGATCGGTTCTGCGGTCGTTCGTGGATTCATTTTGCCTGCTCGCGCTATGGCTGCAGGCTGAGATATTGCAGGCCGCATCGCTCACGCGGCTTGCAACGTCGTTCGGGCCAGACGTTGATAGCTTTATCGCGGATTTCGGTTTCGCACGCGAGGACGGCACCGGGGCATCAGGCCCCGTCACCTTCGCGCGCTTCACGCCGACTGCGGTCGCGACGATTGCGGCCGCGACACAGGCTGGCACGACCCCCGAAGGGCTGCCTATATTCAGCGGCGGTACTGTCGTGCAGACGCAGGCCGACCCCGGCACCGCGGCGATCCAGTACCAGGTGATTCCCGACACGACGCAGGACGCTTATAACGCGGATCAGAATGCCTACATTATCCCGGCCGGGACGGCGAGCATAACGGCGACGGCGCAAGCGCTTGTGGCCGGCTCCGCGGGCAATGTGATCGAGGGCGCGATCAACACGATTGCCACGGCTATTCCCGGCGTTGACACCGTGACGAATGCGGCGGCCTTCGACAACGGCGCCGACCCGCAGACGGACGCGCAAGTAAAGGCGGGGTTTCCGAGCTTGCTGCAGTCGCTCAGGAGCGCGACGCCGGCCGCAATACAGGGGGCCATCGAGGCCCTCGGCGAAAACGTCGATTTCACTTACACCGAAAACGTCAACCTGGACGGCTCGCCGCACCCTGGGTTCTTTTTCATCATCGCCGACAACGGTACCGGCAGCCCTCCATCGAGCTTCATCACGGCGGTAGCAGCGGCGGTCGAGAAAGTGCGCGGCGATTCGATCACCTATGGCGTTTTTCCGCCGACCATCGTCGCGGCAAATGTGGGCATGACGATCGTGACCACCCCCGGCGCCTCGCCGGCAGCCACCGCCGCCATACACGCGACGGCCGTCGCCGCAGTACAGGCCGCGCTCGACACATTCATCAATACTCTGAAAATCGGGGCGCCGCTCAATTATGCGGTGCTGTCGAGCATCGCCCTCGGCGTAGCCAATGTCACCAACGTGCCGCTGGCGCTTTTCACCGTCAACGGCGGAAATGCCGACATCGTGCCGACTGCGCAGCAAATAATCAAAGCCGGCACTACGGCGGTGCTGTAACGTGCCCTCCGAAGAAAACCTTTCCGGCGCAGCATCGGACTCGACCTCCGCCAGCGCATCGCTAGCACCTGTCGGCTCTCAGGCCGATATCCTGAACCGCCTGCAGCAACTACAGCCCCCCAGCTGGTTCGCTGTGGGCATGGTGCCGATCCGTGACGCGCTGCTGAGCGGCGTTGCCAATGCGTTCGCAGCCGTCTTCTCGCTGTTCACATACCTGAAGCGGCAGACGCGCATTGCAAGCTCGACAGATGGGTTTCTCGACCTGGTCTCGTTCGACTTCTTCGGAAATAAGCTGCCGCGCGGGCCGAACCAGAGCGATCCGAGTTTTCTCGCCAACATCCAGGCGAATCTGTTCGCGCAGCAGAATACGCGCGACGCGATCATAGGCGTGCTGGCCAAGATCACGGGGCGCACTCCGATCATGATCGAGCCGGGCAGGGCGGCAGATGTCGGCTCCTATGACTCCGGCAATTGCGCGTATGACACGGCAGGCCCCTACGGCGCCACCGATTTTCCGTACCAGTCCTTTGTGACTGCTTTCCGGCCGCTCGCCGGCAGCCCGCAGTTCGGGATTGCCGATGCAGACATCTATGCCGCGGTGGAAGGCGTTCGCATGGGCGCGACGATTGTCTGGGTGCAAATTCTCGATTAGCCGCTGCTGAATAACCCAATCCAATGAACCCGCCTCGAGCGGGTTTTTCTTTTTCGGAGACTCAGTGGATAGAACCATCGTCAATCCCGCGCAGATCGTGCGCAGCGCAGACCTACTCAATACCAACGTCAATGCGTATATCGGCGTCGGCCGCCTCGCATTCGACATGCTGGGCGGTGGCACGTCCGTAGGGGGCACCGCGTGCACGCCGACCACGCCCGCGTCGACTTCGGTCGTCATCGGCACTGGCGCGATCTACACGCCGCTGGCGGTCGATACGGCGACGTATGGTTCGCTACCGTCCAATGGAGAGGTGATACTCAAGCAGGGCATCCTGTCCGCCACACTCACGCTCGCATGCCCGCCGCCGATCTCGCCAGGGTTTTCGATCAACTATCTGATCGAGGGCAAGTTCCAAGAAGAGGATGTCGACCCGGCGGTCGTTCCGTACTTCAACTCGGCGAATCCCACTCAGCCGTTTCAAGGGCCTGAGAATAACGGCCTCTCGCAGCCGACCATCCGTCAGGATCAGTTCGTCATTCAGGTGAAGGCAGGCGCTCAGGCGGCGACCGGCACTCAGACGACGCCAGCGGTTGACGCCGGTTTCGTGCCGCTCTACGTCGTCACGGTCGCTTTCGGTCAGGCACAGATCACGGCCGCCAGCATATCGGTTGCTCCCGGCGCGCCATTCATCACGGCGACCGCGCTTGACGCGCTGACAGAGGCGGTGGCGAATACGCTATACCTCACGCCCGCGGTTGCGAACACGCTCTATCTGCCGGTGTACCCGGTCACCACGGCAGAAGCCGCAGTGGGAACGCCGCCGAATCTGATCTACCCTCCCGGCAGCCCACGCCGATGGGGAGCAGTGGGAAACGGCATCAATAACGACACGGCGGCCG